CGCAAACCCGCGTAATTTGGCGTCGGCTTGGCGCAACACTCAAGTCGCGCGATCGCGTATACGAAGTATCTGCCGCCGATCCAATGGTGACGGCGATTATGGGCGCTGAACTTAGGATAGCGGGAACCAGTGCCTAACATCACTAACATCCCGGCGCCTCGCGTACCGTTCATTGACGAGCGGACGGGCCTCATTTCGCGCGAATGGTTTAGGTTTCTCAACAACCAATTCACGCTGACAGGCAGCGGCACAACGCAGATCACGACGGCGGACCTTGAGCTGACCCCGGCGTTGGCGGCTACGGTAGAAGATGCCGTGCCGGTGCTGGAGTCGGAGATACAGGCGCTTAAACTGATGCCCCGGTATCCCGAACCGAATGTGGTAAATTTTGGGTCGTTTTTCTCAACGCAGACGCAAGCAGCGACGACGATTAACACGGCCAAAGCTATCACGTACAACAACGCCGACACGGCGTATGGCGTCTACCGTGATCCAGCGGACAACAGCAAAATCAAAGTCTCGCGGCCCGCCATCTACAACGTGCAGTTTTCCATTCAGGTGGACAAGACTTCGGGCGGCACGGGTAAGTTTTATATTTGGCCGGCTATCAACGGCACGGCGGTTGCTAACTCGGCCTCGTTAATTCAAATTCAAGGCAACAACGCCGAAATCTTCTCGGCTGCAAACTATTTCTTGCCGCTATCCAACGGCGACTATTTTCAGCTATATTTTTCCGTTGACGATCTTAGCGTGCAGTTGCAGCATTTTGCGGCGGCTTCCCCGGTGCCAGCAATTCCATCCATCATATTGACCGTTATGCAGGTGTACGTATGAGCGTATTTCTTTCTCCATTTGCCGGTGTCGGGGCGCAGTTTTTCGACAATAACGGCAACATCCTGTCGGGCGGCAAGCTCTACACGTATGCAGCGGGTACGACTACGCCGCAGGCGACGTATACGAGTTCATCCGGCGCGACGCCGAACACGAATCCGATTGTCCTTAACGCGGCAGGCCGCACAGCGCAGCCAATTTGGCTGTCGCAGGGTGTGTCCTATAAGTTCGTCCTTCAAACCTCCGCAAATGTCACGATCGGCACGTATGACGACGTGTCGGGCGTCAACGACTTTAGCGTGCAGGGTATTGAATGGGCCGACATTGCCGGTACGCCGGACACGCTGTCGGGCTACGGCATCACGGACGCTTACACCAAAGTGGCATCCGACGCCAAGTTCGCGCCGATTAACAACCCCACGTTTACGGGCAACGTCTTAATTCCCGATAACGCGCCGTCCAACACCAACTACCCGGCGGGCTATCGTGACGCTCCGCAGAACAGCAAAACGACCAACTACACGCTGATTGCTTCGGATGCGGGCAAATCCATCCTAATGAACGGCAGCAGCGTGACGCTGACGATTCCGGCCAATGCGTCGGTTCCGTTCCCTGTCGGCACGGTATTTGTGGTGATTAACGTCAACGCGAGCGCGCTCTCGATTGCCATTACGTCGGACACGCTGACGCTTGTGAACAGCACGACGACCGGCACGCGGACATTGGCCCAGAACGGTGTGGCGACTTGTATTAAGATCGGCGCGACCTCTTGGCTGATTAGCGGAGCAGGCTTGACCTAATGGGCGGCGCAACCCTAGCAGGCTTTGTCATAGGCACGACCGGCGGGTCCGGCGCGGGCGTCTATGATGCTACGGACCCCGGTTCAGGGTCGGTAACGATCCCGGCTTCGGCAACGGGCGTTACGATTGAAGTCTGGGGTGCGGGCGGCGGCGGTGGGTTTGGTTATTCTGGCTTTATCGCCCCCGGTGAGCCGGAGATATTCCCCGGCGGCGGTGGTGGCGGTGGCGGATACAGTAAAACCGTTTTGGTGCTAGGTGTAGGCGACCCCGGCAAAACGATCAATTTTATCGTCGGGGCGGGCGGCGCAGGAGGCACAGCGTTCTCGCCAACTGGCAACCCTGGTACGTTCTCCAACGTGTCAAGCGGCACGTTTACGATTACGACCATGACGGCCAACCCCGGTAACGGCGGCGACTCAGGGCAATTTGCTCAGCAAGGCGCAGGTGGGTCAGCCTCTGGAGGCAACACCACCAACACACCGGGTAACGGCGGCGCGTTCTTTACGCAGGCTGGAGCCGCAGGAATTGCCGGTGATGGGACGCTTACGGCGGGCGCGGGCGGTAACGGCGGATTCTTCTTCGACGGTGACGCAGGGCTTAATGGCCGCGTCCGCATGGTCTTTACGTTCTAAGGTGACACATGGCAGTTAACGTACGAGTTTTGATTCCAGCCAAGATTGCCGAGTCTAGCCAGACGACGCAGTACAGCGCCTCTGGCGTGTCGGCCATCATCGACAAGTTTACGGCGACCAACTACGACACCACGGCGCGGACCATTTCGGTCAACCTTGTGACGCAGTTTGATAACGCCGGCAACCAGAACCTAATCATCAAAAGCAAGACCCTGCTGCCCTCAGAGACGTACACGTTCCCTGAGATTGTGGGCCATGTGCTTGCCCCCGGCGGGTCAATCTCAACGATCGCTTCGGCAGCGTCGGCGATCAACATCCGCGCTTCGGGGCGGGAGATTTCGTGATCGTCCGTAACGCCATCGCTGAGGACTTGCCGCGCTACCTGCCACTCGCGCAGGCGTTCCATGCGGCGTCCCCCATGCACGGCGTTATACCGTTTGACGTGGATGGCTATTCAGACTTTTACTTACGCGCCATACACGACCCGTCAGTAGGCGTCTGGTTGGCCGAAGACGATGGCAAAATTATTGGCATCGCGGGCGCATTGTTCTACCCTATGTACTTCAGCCCGACCAATATGGTAGTGCAAGAGTTGTGGTGGTGGCTGACCCCCGAAGCACGGGGCAAAGGAGCCGGCCAAGCCATGTACGATACGATCGAATCGTGGGCAATCGCAAAAAACGCGACAGCACTTTTTATGATTGCCCTTGAAGATGACCGCGCAGGCAAGATGGCTAGCCTGTATGCACGAAAAGGGTTTCGTCCTATGGAACGCACGTATATGAGAGAGGTGGCGTAATGGCCATTGGAACCGCAGCAGCAATCCTTGGCAGCGCCGTTATCGGCGGTGCCGTCGCGTCGCGGGGGGCCAGCAAGGCCGCCAAAGCGCAAACTCAAGCCGCCGATCAAGCGGCACAACTTCAGCGCGAGACGTTTGAACGGCAGGTAGAGCTTCAGGAGCCGTTCCGTCAATCAGGCATGGCCGCACAGAACGAGCTGATGCGCATGTTAGGCATTGGCGGCGAGCCCGGCACACCCGGCTACGGGTCAATCGGCGCGCCGTTTACGGCGGCGCAAATGGAAGCCGATCCCGGCTATGCGTTCCGTCTGGCCGAAGGTGAGAAGGCGCTGGAGCGTATGCAGTCGGCGCGGGGCCAATACCTTGGCGGCGGCGCTATCCGCGCTGGTGTGCGGTATGGGCAAGATATGGGCTCGCAAGAGTACATGAATGCCTTTAATCGCGCACAGGCGCTGATGGGCACGCGCCTTGGCGCGCTCGGCAGCCTCTACGGCGGCGGTCTGGCGACGGCGCAGCAGGTCGCAGGACAGGCCGGCCAAATGGGCTCTAACATCGGCAATCTGATGATGGGCGCCGGGCAGGCTCGCGCGTCGGGCTACCTTGGGCAGTCAAACGCACTGGCGCAGGCGCTTGGGCAGGCGGCTACAGGCTACGGCCTCTATCGAGGCGGATACTTTGGCCCGACTGGCGGCACGCCGGGCGGCGGGCAGAATTTGGGCCCGTATGGTGGCTCTGCCATACCGTACACCGGCCAATACGGCACGGGGGGTTAAGTCATGGCAGTCATTGGTGCAACTCAGTTAGAGCCCGTCAACGTCCTTGGCCAGTACGTGCAAGGCCTAGAAGCGGGTCGTGCAGCGACTCGACAGCGCGCGGCGGATCAAGCCGCTATGTTGGAGGCCCAGCGCGCAGCCGAACTGCGCAACTTTCTTGCCGCTACGCCTGATTTGACCACGGTTGAGGCGCAGAACCAGCTTATGCGATTTGGCAAGCCTGGCGCCGAAATGGCTGCCTCGTTTGCTGACATCGCAGGCAAGCGCGCTACGGCAGAGAAAACGGGTATGGAAGTTCGCGGCCTTGAAGCCAAATTGGCCGACGAAAATTATGGCCGATTCCAAAAGACGTTGGGCGATCTAGCGTATAGCGAAGCGCCCCCAACCAAAGATCAAGTGCTTGACCAGTTAGACTTTATGATCGCGCAAGGCACCATCGTGCCGCAGTTCCGCGATTATGCGGCTAACTCGTTGCCGGACGATCCCGTGCAGCTTCAGGCCGCGCTGCGTGGTCAGTTTCTGTCGCAGATTCCGCCGGCTGAACGGGCCAAGCTGTTCATACCTATGTCGGCTGCGGTTGAGGCGCAGAAGGCTCGCATCGCTGGCGCGGGCGCGGCGCGCACCACGGTTAACTTGCCGCCTGCCGGCAAGAAGTTCAGCGAAACGCTGGGCGAAACCGCAGGCAAGCGTTTGGATGACTTCCGCACTAAAGCAGAGTCGGCGGTGTCTTCGCTGCAAAACTCTGAGCAGCTTGCGCCGTTGCTCAACGATCCGAAGTTTATTTCGGGCACGTTGGCTAACGCGCGTCTGGCTGTTGCTAAGGCTGTGGGTATTGACGTGTCGGCGACGGAAGCTTACTTCGCGGGCGTTGGCCAGCAGGTTGCCGAGCGCATCACGGCGTTTGGTGCCGGTACGGGCCTTTCGGATGCTGACCGTGAGTTTGCTAAGAAGATCGCGGCAGGCGAAGAAACGCTGTCGGTCGAGTCCATCCGACGCATCATCCGCATCAATAACGAGTCGGCTGAAAACGTCATCAATCGCTACAACAAAGAACGCGATATGCTGGCTAAGAAAGAGCCTGAAGTGCTGGACTATTATCCCGAAGTTAAGTTTGAAAAGCGCGCGGCGGCGCGGTTATCGCCGGCAGATCAGGAAGCGCTTAATTGGGCTAACTCCAACCCGAACGACCCGCGCGCGGCGCAAATCAAGCAGCGACTTGGAGCACGTTAACTATGGCCTTTGATCCAGACGCGTATCTGGCGCAAAAGAAGCCATCTACCGCACCGGCGTTTGACCCCGATGCGTACTTGGCTCAACAGCGTCAGGATGTCATGCCGACCGGGCGCACATGGTCGCAGGTCGGACGAGAAGCCATTAGCAACATTCCCGAAAGCGGGATGCAAATGCTTAAAGGCTTGTACACGGCAGTCACGCGTCCGCGCGAGACGCTAGAAGAACTCGGCGAAGTGTTGACCGGCGCGTATGCTCGGTTCATCCCGCAAGAGTGGATGGCGCGACCCGACAAGGCTGCGGAGTTTATTGCAAAAGCCGATGCAGTCGGCGGTGTCTACCGCGACCGTTACGGCAGCGTTGAGGCGCTCAAAAACACCATTGCTACGGACCCCGTTGGCTTCGCCGCCGACGTGTCCACGCTAGCGGGCGCAGGTGCCGTCACGGCTCCTGGGCGCACGGGACAGGTGCTTGGCACGGTCTCTCGCGTCACTGACCCCACCCGAGTCGTTACGGCGCCGGTGGCCGTTGCTGGCCGTGCTGGTGTTAACGCGCTGGAACGCGCAGCAATCGGTGGTAAGGCCAACGTGCTACTTGAAGCCGCTGAAGGCCGCGCGCCGGAGATCATCAACGCGCTGCGTCAGCAGCCTGAGATCGTACCGGGCGCCATACCGACGGCTGGCGAAGCCGCAGCGCCTGTAGGCGCAACGCGCTTCGCGGCGCTGCAAGAGTCGGCAGAGAAGATTCTACCCTCGCAGTACATGGCCCGTCGCCAGCAGCAGGATGCGGCTCGCGCGGCCTCTATCCGCGAGGTGGGCGGCACGCCGCTCCAGCTTGAGACGGCTAAGAAAATCCGCGACGCCACGGCTAAGACCAACTACGGCACGGCAGGCAAGCAGCTCGTAGACGTGGACGATGTGTTCCGCGACCTGCTGTCGCGCCCGTCTATGGACAAGGTGATGGCGCGTGCAGCAAATCTTGCCGCCGAGCGCAAGCAGCCGTTTGTGATCGGCAAAGACATGCCCGAGCAGCGCATCCCGTCGTCCATTCTTGGCCCCGGCGGCGTGCCTGCGCGCGAGGTAGTTGTTCCGGCTCAGGTCGCGCAGTACCCGGTGCAGAGCTTGCACCACGTCAAGATGGCTTTTGACGACATGATTCGTGACCCCGCGACGTTTGGTATCGGCAAGTCCGAAGCCGCTGCGATCGCAGGCACTCGCGCGGAGTTTTTGAATTGGCTGGAAGGCAAGGCAAGCAGTTACAAGGGCGCCCGCGAGACGTTCGCACGTCAGAGCGGCCCGATCAACCAGATGGAAGTCGGTCAGTACCTTGAGAGCAAGTTGACCTCAGCGCTGCAAGGCGAGCAGAAGCTCCGCCCGGCAGCGTTTGCGGGTGCGGTTGAAGCTGCGCCGCAGACGATTCAGCGCGCTACCGTGGGTGCGCCGCGCTATGAAAAGCTCTCCGACGTGTTAACGCCGGGGCAGGTCAAGATCGTTGAGGACATCCGCAAAGACTTGGCGCGCCAGGCGCTCTACCGCGAGCAAGCTCGCGCGGCACGCCCGGCTGGCCCCAGTGCTGAGACGGCTGGCACGCAGCTCTTGGTCGAGGCGGCAGGTGGCGTAACGATGCCGACGTTGCTTAACCGCGTCACGACTGTGGCCAACGCGATCCTAAAGCGCTTGGCTGGCAAGATTGACCGCAAGCTCGCTATCGAAATTGCCACTGACATGCTGCAACCCGAAACCGCTGCGCTCGCCCTTGAGGCTGCGCAACGTCGCGCAGGGGCAGTACAAGGCGCCACTGGCGCTATCCGTGCAACAGGCGCCGCAGCGCAGCGCGCAGCAGCCCCGGCGGTTGTGGTGACGAACGCACTCGCGGGCGCTGAAGCCCGTCAAAACCAACTTGCTCAGTAAGGAGACGACTATGCCCCCGTCAATCAAAGGTGCGCTTAAATCCAAAACGGTGTGGTGGAACGTCATGCTGGCGCTGCTCGCTAGCATCGAAATGTTCGCTGGGCACCTGACGACGTTGTTCGGTCAAGACGTTGCGGCGTCGATTTTGCTGGTTGGTGCGGTCACGAACCTGGTGCTGCGTACGATTACGACGCAGGCGCTTGCGGATAAGAAGTGACGGTCGAAACCAAGGACTTGCGCCTACTGAAGACGGACTACGGCCACAAGATCAAGGCCGTTGCCGACCGGGTAGCAAGGTTAGAGAAACGAATTGATTGGGTCGAAAAGCTGCTGTGGCTGTCGGCGGGAGCGCTGATTAGCTGGCTTGTCACCCTAGTGCTACGGAGCGTGTGATGGATGACGGGCAGATTCTCTTTAACATCATCATAGGAATCGCTGGCTTGTTTGGCGGGTGGATTCTCAACAACATTAGCCGCAGCATCGAACGACTGGATCGTGACGTGCGCGCTATGCCGTTGACGTATGTGACCCGTGCCGACTATCGCGCTGACATCGACGAAATCAAAACGATGCTTATGCGCATAAACGACAAGCTAGACGCCAAAGCTGACAAGCCGTGACGTTAGGCCAAAAGCAACGTGTGTTCGCCCGTCTGGTGGCCAAACTGATTGAGAAGGCTTACGAGCTGGGCTATGAGGTCTCACTAGGCGACGCCTATAGAGACCCCAGGGTCCACGGCGCTTTGGGCGTACGCAAGTCTTATAGCCATCCGAATAGCGCCCATAAGGTGCGCTTGGCCATTGACCTAAACCTGTTCCGAAACGGAGAGTTTCTGGAACAGTCCGAGGATCACCGTCCACTAGGCGAATGGTGGGAGCAGCAGCACCCGCTTGCGCGCTGGGGCGGACGGTTCGACGACGGCAATCACTACTCTTTTGAACACAATGGTGTAAAGTAGTGCCTTACTGGTTACTGAAGTACGCGCCGCATTTGATCTTGACCGCCGGCTTAGGGTTGCTGGCAGTCTATGCGGCACACACATTTCGGGAGCAAGGCCGTGAAGAAATTCGACCTCAAGTGGAGCGTCTGGAAGCTGAACTACGGACCGAGCGTGCTAATCGCATACGCGCTGAAGTGGCTTCAAATGCGTACGCATCCGAATTGGCTGCTCTTGCTCGCCGTCCTGCTCGCAATACTCCTGTCCGGTTGTGCCGCGAGCCCGCCACAGTGCCAGCCGGTAGCGCCGCCCAAGGAACTAATGGAGCCGCCCCCGCCGCCGGGAGCAGTGCAGGATCGGCTGGAACAAATTTTGAACAAGGGCCAGACATCGGGCCCGAGCTACGCGAACTAGCCGCGCAATGCGACGCGCAAAACGCAAAACTGCGTGCGCTGCAAAAGTGGGCACAACCGGCGCCGTAACACGCGACGACGGTATCCCACAGCACTTTCAACTTGCCGGTCACACCATCAAAGTAAAAGCTATTCCGCCTTCAAAGTGGCGGCATGGCAAAAATTGTGTTGGAATGTGGCTTCCTGACAAGTATGAGATTCATATTCTAAGTTCTTGTAAAGGCACAAATCGCCAGCAGGTGTGGGCTCACGAAGCAATTCACGCGATGCTTGACGTGGCAGGACACGATGATTTGTCCCGCGACGAACAGCTCGTAGATCGCCTCGGGCACTTGCTGCAACAAATGCTAACAACGATGGAGTAAACGATGGCTCGGAAAGTATCCGACGATCAGCTAGTCAAGGCGCTACGCGAAGCAAATGGGGTTAGAGCAGAAGCAGCGCGATTGTTGAATGTAAACGCTCGGTCCATTATGGCCCGAATTGACGGGCTCAAAGCCAAGGGGTTTGAAGTTCCCGACTCGACCTACAACAAGGCTACGCTGCCCGAGAAAGACTTTGAGTTTACCCCGCTGCCGATGGACGACGTGCCGATCGAGCAGCTCATTGAGCACCGCAAGCGGCAGTTCGCGCATAAGCGCGAGCACGAAGAAGCCTCAAAACTGATTCCAGTTCGGATCAAGATACCTGGCGCCATAGGCATTTTGTTCTTTGGCGACCCGCACGTCGATGACGACGGCACCGACATCGAGGCGCTGGAGCGCCACACGCAGCTCGTTCAAGACACCGAAGGGCTGTTCGCCGTCAACGTAGGCGACACCACGAACAACTGGGTAGGCCGTCTGGCCAAGCTCTACGGCGAGCAGAGTACGTCAGCGGCGCAGGCCTGGCGCCTTGCAGAGTGGTTCGTTGGCCGATGCAACTGGCTCTGGATACTCGGCGGCAACCATGACCTGTGGTCGGGCTCGGGCGATCCGATGCGTTGGATTGCCAAACAACAGGACGCGCTCTACAAGTCAAGCGAGGCGCGCATCGCGCTGCGCTTCCCGAATGGGGTCGAGGTGCGCGTCAATAGCCGCCACGACCACACGGGCTCGTCGATCTGGAACCCGGCGCATGGGCCAATGAAGGCGGCGATTATGGGCACCCGTGACCACATCTACGTCGCAGGGCACAAGCACGAATCGGCTTACTCGGTGCTTAAAGACCCGATTACGGGTATTGCAATGCACACGATGAAGGTCGCCAGCTACAAAGTGTTCGATCGTTACGCCAAGGAGCGAGGCTTCCGCGACAACGCGTTCAGCCCTTGCGCCCTAGTAACGATCAACCCGAGCCTGCCGCCAGACCATCCCGATATGGTCAAGGTCTGGTGGACGCCCGAGGAAGGCGCTGAATACTTACGCTACCTGCGCTCGCGGGGCGAGTAGGGCCATCATCTCGGCCCGCTCGCGCGTCGCGCGCAGGGCGCAGTAGCGCTGGTGCAGTCGCTCGACAAAGGTGACGCGCTGGCGGCCTGCCATCTCGGCGTCAAGAAGGGCTTTGACCTCAGCCTCGGTCATCTGATTCAGTTGTGCGTTTAGTTCGCGCCAGTTCATTTCAGCTCCCACATTGCTACGTCTGACATGGCGCGCTTGTCATGCAGCGCCGCCCAAATCTTCTCGTCAATCGTCTTGTCCGTTTGCAGGACATAGACCCACACGTCATGCCGCTGGCCGCTACGGTGCAGCCGTCCGATCGTCTGCTCGTACTCCTCAAGCGACCACGGCAGCGACAGAAACACCATCCGACTGCCGCCGTGCTGCAAGTTGAGCCCGTGACCCGCCGACTTCGGGTGGATCAGCAGCAGCTCAATCTCGCCTCGGTTCCACGCGTCGATGACGCCCGGTTGGTCAATCGTCGCCGCTTTCGGATACCAACGCTTCAGCGCTTCCAGCTCGGCTTGATAATTGTAAACAATTATCGTATTGGCGTGTTGGTTTTCGTCTAGCAAGTCTTCTAGCAGTTCTAGTTTGTGGTCAGAAAACCACACCGTCTTTTGCGTTACGTCGAACTTGCCGGGGCGATCAGACGCCGTGCGGGTCGTGTCGTAGACGAACCCCGAGGCCATCTGCTGCAACTTGGCCGTGACCGCCGCCGCGTTAGCCGCGATCGCCTGCGCGTCGGGGAACTCCACCATGAAGTCCCGCTTCATCTTCTCGTAGGGCTCGCGGTCAAGGAGCTCGCAACGTAGCGTTACGGTGTGCAACGGCGGCAGCTTGTCGCTGTACTCGCCAGGCTCTAGCACATAGGTCGCGGGCTTGATCCGCGCCATCACCTGCTGCAACGCGCCGGTAGCGGGTGTCCACTCGCCATACTCCCTGTTGAGGCAAATAAAATATTGCTGCAAAAAGGCGCCCTTGCTTCGCCCGAGTAGGCTTTGGTCGATGATCTTGCATTGCCCAAACACATCCTCTAGGCCGTTTGACGTGAAGCTGCCCGTCAGTCCCCATCGAATATTGACCGGCTCCAGCGCCTTTAGAATCGCCTTGAAGCGAACGCCTGACGGATTCTTAAGGCGCGTCAGCTCGTCAAACACCACGCCGTCAAAGTCCATCTTCTGTTTAGCCAGCCACTGCAAATTATCGTAGTTCGTGACCACCACGCGGGCGTTTGAGGCTAACGCTTTAAGCCGCCATGTGGGTGAGCCCACCGCTACGGATAGGGTCAAATCGGGTGTCCATTTGGTCGCCTCGACCGGCCAGACGTGTTGCGCCACACGCAACGGCGCCACGACGAGCCAACGCGTGACAAGTCCCTCGCGCAGTGCATCGCGCATGGCCGTGAGAGTGAGCGCCGTCTTGCCAGCGCCCACAGGCGCCAGCACCATCGCGCGGTCGTGCTCAAAGAGAAAGTCAGCCGCTTGTTCTTGATACGGTCTCAACGAAAGCATCGACTTCCTCTATGGAATATATGACTTTGTAACGCTGATTCGTTTGCGCCATGACAGATGCAAACACCTTCTGTAGCGGCGATAAACGCCCGCGCTCGGCTTTCAGCTCAACAAACCACGTCTGCCCGTTCGGCAGGCAAACGATCCGGTCGGCCACGCCGCGCTGGCTCGGGCTTTTAAACTTGAACGTGACACCGCCTGCGCGCTCCACCGCCCAGGTCAGGTATTCCTCAATCGTCTTTTCTCTCATGTTGAGAATCCTATGCGATAAAACAATGCTTGACAAGCCAAACGCGCCGGTCTACGCTTGCGCAAACACAGTAAAGGAGAGTCCTCGATGAGTCATAGCAACATAGTCGGCGGGTCCACCGCCAAGCGCGTGATTAACTGCCCCGGCAGTGTCGCGCTCTGCCAAAAAGTCCCACCGAAGCCGAGCAGCAAGTACGCCGATGAAGGTACGTTGCTGCACAACGTCATGGCCGAGCTGTTGGGCTCCGACAAGCCGCTGCGCGAGTTGGTGGGTATGCGTTTCAATGACATCGAATTAACCAACGAACTTGCGGGCGAGAAAGTATTGCCCGCGTTGGAGGCGCTCAATGAAATCGACCCCGAAGCCAAGCTTGAATACGCAGTCGAACAAACCGTCAGTTTCGGTGATTTTTTACCGGGTGTGTTTGGTTCTTGTGATCTTATCGGTCGGATTGGCGATCGCGCTATCGTACTGGATTGGAAATTCGGTGATGGCGTGGCCGTCGAAGCTGAAGAAAACCCTCAGTTACTATTTTATACGGCTGCGGCGATTCGCACGCCGGCGCTTGAGTGGGTATTCAAAGATGTCAAAGAAATTGAGTGCATCATTGTCCAGCCGCCGAAGATCAAGCGCTGGGTAACATCGTTCGATCGCGTACGCCAGTTTGAGCGTGAACTGGTCTATGCTGTCAAGCAGTCGGCCAAGCCTGACGCGCCGCTCAAGATCGGTGAGCACTGCCGCTGGTGTGCAGCCAAGCCCATCTGCCCGCTGATGACGGGTGCGGTCGATCGCGCCACGCAGACGCAGATCAAAGAGCTGGACGCCGAGCAGCTTGGGCAAATGCTGGAGCGCGCGGCAGTGCTTGAGAATTGGATCAGCGACTTGCGCGCGCTAGCGATGCAGGTGCTAGAGTCAGGTAATCCGGTGCCGGGCTACAAGCTTGTAGCGAAGCGCGCCACACGCCAATGGCGTGACGAGGAGACGGCAAAAGCGGCGCTCTGCGCCCTGCTGCCGATCACAGAAGTGACCGAGACGAGTTTGATCTCGCCGGCACAAGCTGAGAAGAAGCTCAAAAAGCTGAAGCTCGGCCTGCCGGACGATCAGGTCATCTTGGTCTCAAGCGGTAACACGATGGCGCCGGAGAGTGATCCCCGTCCCGCCGTGTTGCAAATCGGGTCTCACTTGACTGCGGCCCTTTCTAAACTAGTGTAGGAGTAAAGTAATGTCCAATATCACAGCGTTCGCAAAAGCAGGATTGCCTGCGGTAACTTCCCTGTCCACCGCCCTTCGCAGCATCGAAGTGGATGTCGGCCCTGTCGGGTCGGCCATCCTCAAGATGGACAAGACGGGCCATTGGGTTTTCGGCGCGGATCAAACCGAAGCTGAAGCCGATAGCAAGTGGGCAGTTAACCCTTTCTCGTTCGTCCACGGGTTCATTGCTTGGGGCGACGGCGAGGTGCTTGGCGAGAAGATGGTGTCGGTGTCACAGCCGCTGCCTGAGCTCGACCCGGCGCCGCCGCAGAGCAAGAAGGGCTGGGAGACGCAGGTCGGCATGAGCTTGAAGTGCATCTCGGGTGAGGACGCGGGCCTTGAGGCTCGCTACAGCACCACGTCGGTGGGCGGCAAGCGTGCCGTGCAGGCCTTGGCAGCAGCCATCGCCGCGCAGGTCGAGCGTGACCAAAGCAAGCCCGTGCCGGTTGTGCATCTGAAGAAGGAGCACTACCAGCACAAGAGCTATGGCCGCATCTACACGCCGGTCTTTGAGATCGTCGAGTGGGTGTCCATGGAAGGAGAGGCTACGAGCGAGCCTGAAGGCGGCGATGACACGCCGCCGCCAGCCGCCGCAGCCCGTCGGCGTCGCGCTGCGTAAAAGGAGCGGGGGCGCCTGCGGCCCCCGATCTTTCTATGGCAATACTTTGGTTAGACTTTGAGACCCGCAGCCGGTGTGACCTACCGTCAGCCGGTGCGTACAACTACGCCAAGCACCCGAGCACCGAAGTGCTCTGCATGTCCTACGCCTTTGACGATGGCGAGGTCGAGACGTGGTTGCCCAAGTACCCGTTCCCCGAGCGCATCGCTAACTTCAAGGGCCAGATTCGCGCGCATAACGCAGCGTTTGAGCGGCTCATCTTCTGGCATGTGCTCGACATCCCGTTCGCGCTGAAGCAGTTTTACTGTACGTCCGCACAGGCGCGGGCCAACTGCCTGCCTGGCAGTCTTGAGGACATTGGCCGCGCGCTCTCATCCAAGATGAAGAAGGACTACCGAGGCTCGCAGTTGATCCGGCAACTCTCTATCCCGCGTGCCGATGGGACGTTCAACAACGACCCTGAGCTCATGGCCGAGATGATCGCCTACTGCGAGCAGGACGTGCGCGTCATGCGCGAGATCAGCAAGGCCATGCGTAATCTTTCGGATACAGAGCTTGCTGATTACCACGTCAACGAGCGCGTCAACGACCGTGGCGTCGGCGTCGATGTGCCGCTCTGCGAGGCGGCGATCCGTCATGCGGAATCTGAATTGCAGGACATCGAGCGCTTGGTATGTGAGATCACGCATAACGAGATTACGACCGTACGCAGCCCCAAGATGCGCGAGTGGGTGCTTGCCCGCGTCGGGCCTGAAGCGAAGAAGCTGATGACCGTCTACAAAGACGGCGAGAAGAAGTTTAGTATTGACAAGACCGTGCGGGCCAACCTGCTCGCCATGGACAACCCCGATGAGCTCCCGCCCGACGTGGCTGACGTAGTGCAGTGCGCGGATGACCTGTGGGCGTCGTCGGTCGCTAAGTTCAGCCGCTTGAAGCAGCTTGCCGGGGAGGACAGCCGTGTCCGTGGAGCCTTTATATTTGCTGGTGGAAGTGCCACCGGACGTGCATCTAGCTACGGCGCCCAAGTCCATAACTTTACGCGTAAGTGCAGTGCCGAGCCTGACGCAACCCGTCAAGCCTTGGTACGAGGTCACAGTATCGTGCCCCGATACGGCAAGCGCGTTACGGACGTTCTCAAAGGGATGCTGCGGCCCGCTCTCATTCCCAAGCGAGGTCATGTTCTCGTCGTGGCCGACTGGGCAGCGATAGAAGCCCGCGCGACGCCATGGCTCTCCGCTGACCCGCTCGCCGAGCCCGTGCTCGATGTGTTCCGCGCGGGCGGCGACATCTACAAGCGCGAAGCGGCGGGCATCTACAACACCACGCCTGAGGCCGTGACGGGCGACCAGCGCCAGATCGGCAAGGTCGCCATCCTGTCGCTTGGCTTCGCAGGCGGCGTCGGTGCGTTCAGCGCCATGGGCCGCGCTTACGGCGTGCACATGAACGAGCACGAAGCGCAGCGCATCGTAGACCGTTGGCGCCGGGCGAACCCGTGGGCCGTGCGCTACTGGCAAAAGCTGGAGGACGCCTACACCCGCGCCATGCGAAATGTCAACCACGAATTCATTGTTGGCCGCGTGGCGTACATGTACGACGGCCAGCATCTTTGGTACGCGCTGCCGTCAGGGCGCGTGCTATGTTACCCGTTCGCCCGTCTGGAGTCGGACGGTGTGAGCTATCTCAAGGCAGCATGGAAGCCTGCGCAGGACGCTAAAGAGTGGCCCCGCGCACGGTTATGGAAGGGGCTTGCCTGCGAGAACATCACACAGGCCACGGCTAATGATTTGTTGCGCCACAGCCTGCGCGAGCTGGATCGCATGGGGTTTGACGTTGTGCTGCATGTGCACGACGAAATCGTTATTGAGTGTGCGAGCGAGGCGGCAGAGTTCGTCGCTGAGCGCTTGCATGAGGTGATGTGCACCACACCGGACTGGGCTCAGGGCTTCCCGCTTAACGCCGAGGTCAAGGTGATGGAGCGATACGGTAAGTAAAAAAGCCCGGCGGGTTAGGCCGGGCTTAAACACAGGACTGGAGATGTCACGATGAAGTTCGCTGAATATATTAACAGTATCGCCCCCGAAGGGGAAACTATTTTATTCGTCCGTCAGGTGCCGATCGTCCGCAACGGCGAGCATCTCATGCACAAGGACGGCACGCCGCGCTACACCTGGCCTGCGGGCCTCTACGGCAAGTACATGCGCAACCCCAAGGGCGCGTGGTACGCCAACACCGGCTGCTTCATCCTTGACCGCTTGACGGACAAGGTATCGGCGTCGGCGCCCAACTGCGAGCGCGTGGCGTTCATGGTGCTGGATGACATCGGCACCAAAAGCAAGACGCCGCCCATCGAGCCGACGTGGAAACTAGAGACCAGCCCCGGCAACTTCCAGTGGGGCTACACCTTCGGGCTTGACGATCAGCCGACCAAGGGCGAGTTCAGCGCCGCGATCAAGGCCATGGCCGAGGCGGGCTACACCGACCCCGGTGCGGTGAATCCGGTGCGTAATTTTCGCATCGAGGGCAGCGTTAACCTAAAAGAAGGCCGCGACAATTTCGCCGCCGTGCTGACTGATTTCCACCCCGAGCGTGAGTTCTCTTTAACGCAGATCGTTACAGCCTGCGGTGTCACGCCAGGCGAGGTTGATACGGCCTGTATCCACGGCATCGCCATCGAAGACGACGGTCTTGACAACGTGCTGGAGTGGATACAAGAGCGCGGCCTACTGCTCGCCAAGGCCAACCCCGAGGGCTGGTACGGCGTCGTGTGTCCGAACCACGCCGAGCACACCACGGCGGATGCGCAGGGGCGGTATCACCCCGTCACGCGCAGTTATACTTGCTTCCACGGGCATTGCAGCGACTGGAACAGCGAGAAGTTCCTACGCTGGGTCGAGGCCGAGGGCGGCCCCAAGACGGGCTACGGCCTGCGCGATGACCTGCTCGCTAAGAAGATGGAGGCTGCTTTGTCGAAGATCACACCGACCGAAGAATACCCAGACGAAGCCGCCGAGGTCATCAAAGAGGTCGAGCGTCGTGAGCTGGGGCGTGTCGAGAAGTCCAAGTGGTACGAGCGCTTTGCTTACGTCGTGAGCGACGATGCTTATTTTGATTTAGCCGAGCGCCATGAGATCGCCCGCACGTCGTTCAACGCCCTGTTCCGTCATGTGACGTGCCACAGCATCCACAACAACCGCCGCATCGAGGCGTCGGTCTGCTACGACGAGAACCGTCAGGCCATGGGCGCGCATGTGCTCGCAGGCGTCACGTTCGCCGCTGGCGAGTCCATCCTTGTCAGTCGTAACGGTGTCGTCTATGGCAACCGCTGGCGCGACGCTCGACCTACTGTCAGTGCAGGCGACGTGGGCCCATGGCTCGCCCACGCCGAGCGCATGATCCCAGACCCCGCCGAGCGCGAGCATGTGCTCGATGTGATGGCCTACAAGCGCCAGCACGCCAACCAAAAGATTAACCATGCCGTACTGCACGCCGGCAAGCCTGGTAGTGGTAAGGACACGCTCTGGGCGCCGTTCTTCTGGTCTATCGGCGGCGACCAGCGCGTCAACGTCACCACGGTACGCAACGAGGAGCTCAACAGTCAGTGGGGCTACGCGCTGGAGTCCGAGGTGATCGTCATCAACGAGCTGCGACAGGCCGAGGCGCGCGACCGTCGGGCGCTCGAAAACAGCCTCAAGCCCATTATCGCCGCGCCGCCCGAGCTGCTCACGGTCAACCGCAAGGGCTTGCACCCGTACGAGGCACTCAACCGCGTGTTCGTCGTGTCCTTCAGTAACGAGCGCGCCGCCATTAGCCTCCCATCAGACGATCGCCGCTGGTTCGTCGTCTGGTCAGACGCCGACCGTATGCCGCCCGCCGAGGCGCGCGCGCTCTGGAGCTGGTACTACGCGGGTGGCTTCCAAGCCGTCGCCGCGTGGCTCGATGCCCGTGACGTGTCGGCCTTCAACCCTGGCGCCGCGCCGCCGATGACCGAGGCCAAGCTCATTATGATCGAGTCGGCCATGAGTACCGCCGAGTCGTTCCTCGTCGAAATGATCCGCACGCGACAGGGTGACTTTGCCCGTGGTGTCATCGCCTCGCCCTTCTACTCCATCTGCGACCGTCTGCAAGGCCTCGCGCCGTCTGGCGTCAAGGTCGTACAGGCAGCGCTCATGCACGCGCTACGCGATGCAGGGTGGGTTGATTGTGGGCGCTTGCACTCGCGTGAGTTCCCGACCAAAAAGCACGTTTTCGCCCACCCGCAGTTTGCAACCCTTGGCAAGTCAGAGCTGCGACGGATGGCCGAAGGCCTAGAGCCCGTGCTATCAGTGGTCGGAAAATAGCCAGTCAATCAGCACGGCGGCGGCGATAGTCAAGAGTAAGTAGATCACGTTGCTTAGCCTTTAGTTGATTGTATCGGGCGCGTACTGCGGCCCGTGCGGTGAGCGGCGGCGGTCGGTTCCAGCAAGGCCGGCGCGCATCCTTGCGCGCAAGGTCGATCCATCGACCCAGCCGTCGTCTCCACCACTCAGTGGTTGATATGTGCGCCATGCTTGACACGCTCCAGCGCGCGCCGTGCGATGGCGTGCGCGTCCTCGCACTGGTCGCGGCTCATGTTCGCAATCGTGTGCAGCGCCGCCTCATAGTGCAGCAGCTTATACACGGCCTCAGTGTAGAGCTTCACTACCCTCGACAGTTCGTCACGGTCTACGGGCGCGCTCATGGGTCGATCTCCTGTATCAGTCGGTCGATGAACCAGCGCGCCTTTTTATACTCCTCGGCTCGCGCCGCGTCGTGGTCGCCGTTCTTATGCCCGACGCGGCTCAGGTACTTGAGCGCCGATAGGCGCAAGTAACCCTCAAATTCTTCAGGCGTACTCTTAGCGCGCATGTAGTCGATGGTCTCGATCCCGCCGACCTTGTAGTGGTCGGGGTCGATGGCGTCGCCCACTGCGGGCGTACTGTGGCCCGCGTCGTACTCGCCCAGAATGTCTCGCAGCTCCTCGGGCGAGAGCACGCAGCGCCTAGGCTCGCGGTACATGGTCTCGGGGTCATCCGGCGGGTCAGGCGGTCGGCCTATGTCGCGCTCGAACTCGATCAACTCGGCACTTGTCAGATTGTGCATACTGTTACCCTCTACCAATAGTCGCCACCCCAGCGCCGACGTGAGCACGCCCAGTTGGGCGGCGGCACGCGGCGCCACTCGTAGTGGTGCGCGGCCTCCAGACGACGCCAGAGGCCGCGCAGCCAGCGGATCATCGCAGCGCTTCCCATGCGCTCGCCTTACGGTCGGCAACCTTGAAGTTACCGACAGGGAAGCGGCGCATGACGTTTTCGGTCGGCCATATCAGCACCACCGTTCCCGCGTCATGGCGCCAGCATCCTTCGTTGGTCATGCCGTCGCTCGTATAGTAGAACGCGCGGCGCATTTCGCCGAGCGTTGCTTTATTGCTTCCAATCTGGAACGAGTCCAGCTTGAAGTCGCACGGGTCGGTCGTCAGCACGGTGCGCCCTTTGCTGTCACCTTTAACGCCAGCGACGGCGAACGTGTCAGCGTGGGCGGCAGTGGTGAGGGTAGCCACGGCGAGCGCGGCGAGTGTTGCAGTCTTCATTGTGTAGTCTCCTTTGGTTTACGGGTTAAAATTTTCGCCGATCGCCTGGGCGATGGCTTGACGTGCTACGCAGCGAATCCATTCGACCGATTCGGCAGCGTTGGCGTCAATCTTTTGCAGCGCGGCCAGCAGCTCAGGCGCGGCGGCGATTAGGCGGGCGTTGGCGTCGTCTTCGGCGTCGTTCCACCCTCGATTAACTTGCGCGATAGGGTAGAGCGCGGTGCCGTTGTTTTCGAGCCGCGTGCGGCCAAATTCCGGAAAGACACCGCCGGTGCCATTACCGGCGCCCATGTGCCACGGGCCAGGCGTGTGGGCGCTCATAACTGCACCCCCACGGCCGTTGCGACTTCCGAAATGATGGATTCCGGTGTGCGTGTGCCGGAGCGATTCAGGCACCAGAAACGCTCACCAATGCGCACATGCCAGCCATAGATATCGGCGCACAGTGGCTCAGTGACGAAAAACGCTTCCGTGTGCGTGCCGCGCAACCATTTGCCGGGCGGTAGCACGTTCAACATATCCTGAAAGTCTTCGCGCGTTTCTTCAACGGGCGCGCGGCAGTAAACGCGCGTTTGGGCGTCGTCGATCATGCGCCCGGCGTCGTCAAGTGAGAGTAGCTGCACATCTTCGCCCGTTTCGGCGCGCAATTCGGCAAGCGTGCGCTTGTAATAGGCGCACCGATATTCGCCGTCTTGCATGGTCGCAATCGAGAGCAAGTGCGTCTTGCCTGGTATGTAAAAGGTCATCATGGCGTAGTGTCCTTCAGTTTAGGTTAGTGGCTCGTCAGTACGGGCATCACCCGTAGACGTGCGGCCACGGGCGCCGCACGTTTCGCCATGTTAGGCTGCGGCCGCTACGGGCGCGGGCGGGGACGTTTCCAGCCACGACGGATTATCAAGCGCCGTTGCGTTGCCGTATCGCATGGGCATGATGACGCCAATACCGCAAACAAGATGGACACGAGCGGCACCGGCTGTGCCATCTGCGGCGCCATTGTGGGCGATGGCGGGCGAATACTTAGAGCCTAACAGCTTGTTAATTTTTCCGAATGTGCCGACGTATTCGGCGTCGAATTGCGAGACGATGCCCGACACTTCACGCGGTACGACACGACGCCAGAATGGATACTGCGCATCGACCAAAGCGCCCGTGAGTTTAGTGCCGCCCGCGTGGATGGCCACTGTCGGCGGATGCTTGACGGGCGTATCGGGGCGGATGGCGTCAAACGTGACGGGGTGGTGGATAATTTCGATCGTAACGTCCGCACCTTTGTAGGCTGGCTTGACGGTTTCCAGCAGATCGCGAGGGATGATGTATTGGCCGGGCGTGTACGGCACGTCGTCGGCGGTACCGTCAGGCGCTACCGGCAACGCAAGCATGATGTGGCCGTCAGTCGCGACCAGTACAGAATCATTCTGGCGCACGTCTAACAGGATGCTATTCAGATAGTACCGCGTGTCGTTTTTACCAGCGGCCAGCAACAAAGCTTTAACGGTATTGTGGGGGATAGTGAATTTCATGGCGTAGACTCCAGTTTAGTTGATTGAACGAAATAATCTTACAGTCTGTCATCAATCGCCGCAAGCCCGCGACACGGCGGCAGCGAGCGCGGCGAACGTGCCGGCAAGGTAGACGGGCATGAACGCGTCGGCGTAGACCCACGGCGCGGCGATCAGTAGCGGCGCGGCGAGGGTGGCGAGTACGTGAGAGTAACGATAGGTCATGGCGTGAACTCCAGTTGCGTTGTCGATGGGTACAGACTAGACGCGCGCACGTAGGTTGTCAAGAATTATCTTACAAATAATAGTGGCCTCCAGCGCGTAGCATTTTGTGGGTCATGTGGGTCATGGTGTGGGTCATGGAATGCGGGCAGATTGCCCACGCGCAAAGGCCTGAAAACATAGGGCGCGGAGGGGGTTGTGGGCAATGTGGGTCGTGGTTTCTGTTTATAGTTAAGAAAAATAATATACTGTATGGATATACAGCATACAGCGCGTAGCGCTCGCACCGTTGGAGCCGCGCCGATTTTTTTTCGATGACCACATTGCCCACATGACCCACAACACGACTTCGCGCGCCATGACCCACATTGCCCACAACACGACTTGAAAACAGATTGCCCACATTGCCCACAACACGACTTGAAAACAGATTGCCCACATTGCCCACAACACGACTTGAAAACAGATTGCCCACATTGCCCACAAGCTGACGGGCTGCTAGCTGGCAGCGCGTGGGTCATGCCCACATTGCCCACCACGCCCAGGCTGAATGCAAACGGGAATCATTTGCAACTGAGGGGGTGGGCCGGCCCGCGCGAGGGTTGTACCTGGTACGTAGGGGTTGCACAAAATTTTTTTATTTTTTCAGCAAACAACTATTGCCTTACAGCCCGCACGCAACTATCCTCGCGTGGCGATGTCTGACGTGATGCGCACGTAGCGACCGGGAGGTAGCTGAAGGGCTTAACCCCCTTGCCCACCATCTAAGGCAATCTCCGCCCCGGCACACAGGCTCGACGGATGTTCGAGATCGCGGCCTCCCGGCAGGACAACCCTGCACATCGCTTGTCAATTCCTTACGCGCACGGTACTGTTGCGACATGTTCAAATCGCTCCCGTATGAGCCACGCGAGTTAAAGGCCACAGAGGCCCGCCTTCAGGCGATTTATGACGCTGCCGCGCTCGGGTTGAAGGGTGATAGCCTTGCCCTGGCGGCGGGGATGTTGCCAGCGGAGTTCCGCCGACTATGCCAAATGGACCCCCTCGCCCAGATGGCGGAGGCTAAGGGTCGTGCAGACAGCGAATTTGAGGCCGCGAACCAACTGCGTCTGGCGGCTCGAAATGGCGATTCAAAGGCTTCTTTGGCAATCCTCCAGCATGTGCATGGCTGGGTGGCGAAGCAGCAGGTGCAGGTCGATGTCAAGCAGCAGATCAGCGTCATCGCGGCGCTGCAAGAGGCGGAGTCTCGCGTCATCGAGGGCCGAGTGGTGTCGGATACACCGGCTGCACTGAGCCACACCCCCGCACCCATCACCCGCGCGACCCCTGCGCTGACGGCAGAGTATGCAACTACCGA